GACGAATGATCCCACAGGAAGCTGTAGACTTCCTGGCCGAGCGGATCGCACCTGCTGCCTTCGACCCGACATTGCCGCCACGAGTGGCTGAGGGCTGGCAGCAGGAGGCGAAGCGCAAGGCTCGAGAGTGGCTAGAGGAGGTTGACCGGATAAGGGAGTCACATGAGAGACGATTGGCTTGACAGCGCGCTGGCAATGTGCGGCCAGAAAGCAGCGTTCTACTCGGGGGCTCGCAAGATCCTTCGAGGACGCTCTGTCCTTTACCGGAACTGGGAGAACGACCTGACGCTGGCGGACTGTGGGTACACTAAGTCCAAGATGACGATGCTCCGCAAATACTACCTGCACGAGGAGTCTCGGGCTGAGGCGATGCGGCAGTGGGAAGCACGACTGGGCAAGGCCAAGTATGGCAGCGTCGGGTTCCATACGTACAACCACCTAGTCAAGGGGCATGAGGGCTCGTCGAAGCGGGCCAGCGTCATGGGCCCGTGCATCCAGTCTGTCTGCCTGACACTGCAGAACAACAAACGGACGGGGATTGACATCTTCTACAGGACTACGGAATACTTCAAGAAGTTCCCGGCGGACTTGGTGTTCGTTCGGGACGTGCTGCTGGAGGGCTTCGAGCTAGACGTTGAGTCCGTGCGCTTTCACTTCGCCAACATCACGCTCCACCCGATGTACTTCGTCACGATCATCCCGCTGCTCGACCATCCTGTGGCAGACCTCGAGGACATCAGGAACCGGGACAAGTACTTCTTCGACTGGATCGTGAAGTGGACCGCTCGCTACTTGTGCCCCGAGCACAATCGCGGCATTGCGAAGTTCGCTCAGGCGATGAGAGTGCACGACGACGCCCACAGCAGGATCGAGAAGGGGCAGCTGAAGTCGCTCATCAAGTACCTAAACGATCACCACCCAGGCTACAGGAATGAGTACGTAGACCCAGACGAGGATGATGAATGATCACCGACCGCAACTTCCAGAACCTGATGGCTCGCGTCAAGCAGGATATGTACGCCAACGGCAGGGCTGCTCGACCAATGCACTGGCAAGGCATGAACGTCGCCGACCGGCCAGAGATGAAGACCTACGAGCTGATGCACTTCCGCTGCGAGGTGCCGTTGCAGGGCATCGAGGACCTGTCGCACTGGCGAAAGGACATCGAGCCTAACCTGCCGTGGGCGGACAAACACTTCCAGGAGCGCGTCTGCGGCGTCCCGATCAATCCTGGCGTGGAGTGGGCGAACTGGCCCTGGGGTAACAGCGCGGATCGTTTCAGGAGCGATGAGCAATTCAACCACAACTACATGGAGCGATATTGGCCACGCTACGCCGGCGTGGTGACTGCTCCTACCCGCACTCCGGAGGACTGGGATGCTGGCTTCATGGAGCTGGACAACCCTGTCGGCCACTACGGTATCCGTGCTCGATACGGCGATCTTCGCGATCTGCTCAACCTGCTTGTGCGAGATCCTCAGACGCGCCAGGCGTGGCTGCCCATCTACTTCCCCGAGGACGTCTCGCTCGGCCCGGACCACAGGAAGCCCTGTACCCTGGGCTACCAGTTCATCATGCGAGAGGGACGGATGGACGTATACTACCCGCTCCGCTCGTGCGACTTCGTCCGCCACTTCAGGGACGATATCTATCTCACGGTTCGATTACTGCTGTGGGTACTCGAGCAGCTGAGGATAGACGACGAGCTCTGGCACGATGTCAAGCCCGGACTCTACGTCATGCACGCCACCAGCCTTCACATCTTCGAGAACGATTGGTATCAGCTCTATGGCAAAAAGCCGTAAGATGGTCATTGCCGGCTCTCAGCCAGACTGGACGCCGGAAGAGGACGCCATCCTTCGAGACCTGTGGGATCGAGGAATTCCAATCAAGCTCATCGCCCCACAGATAGGGCGAACGCCGGGAGCAGTACGCAAGAGACGTGACAAGCTAGTCCTCAAGCGTCGTCACTCGATGGTGCAGCAACGCTTGAAGGCTGTCCGCGTCAACCTGACGGACAGAGAGTACTGGAGTGTCCGGCAGAAGTCGAAGGAGCTCAACATCACTGTGGCCGACTACATCCGCAACTTGATCCGAGCCGATGGACTCCCAATCTCATGAGGATAAGCCGCCATTCTCTCTTCATGGAGATCGCTCACGTTGTCTCCAAACGCAGCACTTGCTTCCGGCTAAACGTGGGAGCAGTCGTCGTCGTTCAGAACCGCATCGTCAGCATAGGGTACAACGGCGCGCCGCCTGGCAAGCCCCACTGCACTGGCAACTCCTGCCCGGGACGCAACGGCTGCCACGAGACGATCCACGCCGAAGTCAACGCCATTGACTACGTGCCCCCCAGCATGTTCGGCAACCTGAAGGACTTCTATGTCACGGACAGCCCGTGCGCAGACTGCATGAGGTACATCGGAGTGCGCTGCGTCAGTCGCTTGTTCTTCGACCGGCTCTACCGGAAATCCGACCACCTGGAGAAGTACGCTCACCTGTTCCCGGGAGGAATTTATCAGGTGACTCCATCGGGTTATGTGATAGACTGGGCTACGAAGGAGATCGTGGATGAGAAGTGAGGACTGTACTCTCTGCAAGCTTCACCTGACTTGCAAGACAGTCGGACTCATGGGCACAGGCCCGACGCCATGCGATGTCATGATCATAGGCGAGGCGCCGGGCAGGAACGAGGACGAGGGCGGGAAGCCCTTCATAGGCAAGGCGGGCCAGCTGCTGACCGACCTGCTCGAGGCTTACGGCATCGGGCGTCGTCGTGTCTACATCACGAATGCCGTCCACTGCAGGCCACCTGACAATCGAACGCCGACGAAGAGCGAGATCAAGAAGTGCAAGGTGTGGCTGGACAAGGAGATCGCCAAGGTTAAGCCGAAGTTCGTCCTGCTGCTGGGCAACACGCCGCTCATGTCGATCACCGGAGCAGCGGGCATCACGTCACGACGAGGTCGGCCTTTCGAGCGTGACGGCATCATCTACCTGCCGACGTTCCACCCGGCCTTCGCTCTGCGCGATCCCGCCCAGCTGCACTTCATCGAGAACGACATCCGACTGCTGTGCGAGATCATCAAGGCCGGTGAGATACCCCGAGAGGGAAAGCTACGTCCGCACCTCGTCAAGACGATGGCGGACTTCGAGCAGATGCTCGACGCGCTGACCGGCACAGTCTCATTCGACATCGAGACCACCTGCCTGTACCCGTGGCAGAAGAAAGAGCTGAAGACGGTCAAGGGCAAGCCGACGTATATCGACGCCCCGGCAAAGATCACGATGATCGGCTTCGGCACAAACGCGGGAGAGTGGTCGCTGCCTCTGCATCACGATGGCTCGCCGTTCAGCGATGACACGCTGGACGACATGATCCACAGGGTTGACCAGCGGCTGAGAGAGAACGAAGTCGAGCTCGTCGCACATAACGGGAAGTTCGACTGCCTGTGGGTCTGGGTTCACTACGGCGTCAGGTGGCACGAGCTGCTGGTCTTCGACACTATGCTGGCACACTACGCCCTCGACGAGAATACTCGTCACGGCCTCAAGGACCTGGCCATGAGGTTCTGTGGCGCGCCCGACTGGGATATCGACAAAGACGGCAAGCGCGGCAATACATCGATAGAAAAGCTAGCGATGTATCACGCCCATGACCTGTACTATACGCTTGAGCTGAGGCGTGTATTCAGGAAGATGCTGAGGAGGGAGCCTGAGACGCGGCGGGTGTTCGAGCTAATACTGATGCCCTGCTCTCGGATGTTCACTGAGGTGGAGTACTATGGCATCTACATAGACCACACCAAGTTCGACGAGGCTGAGGCTGTGCTTCGTCAGCTGAAGCACGATGCCGAGCAAGAGCTGAAGCAGTGGGGCGACATCAACTGGGGCTCGACGAAGCAGCTGTCCAAGCTGCTGTACGAGGACTTGAAGATCCCTGTGGTTGAGAAGACAGACGCGGGCAATCCTTCCTGTAGCGAGTCCGCCCTCAACCAGATCGATCATCCATGCGTCGGGGCGCTGCTGAGGTATCGAGCCGCCAAGCAACAGCTATCCTTTTTCATCGATGGCTGGAAGCCATTCATCCACTGGCGTCGCATCCGCGGCGAGGATCACGCTTTCCTTCACCCGTCGTTCAAGCTGCACGGAACCGTGACCGGTCGACTGTCCTGCGAGCACCCCAACCTTCAGCAAGTGCCGCGGGATCCTCGCATCCGGACGCTGATCACGGCTCCGCCCGGCTGGACGTTGATCGAGTGCGACCTCAGCCAGATCGAGCTTCGCATCGCCGCTGAGCTGGCAGGCGAGCGCCGAATGCTGTGGGCGTTCAACAACGATGTGGACGTGCACTGGCTGACGGCCATCAATGAGATTGAGCGCGGCGCCGCCCTGAAGGACCTCGTGCTCGACACCGCGAGAACGTGGAAGCAGGACAAGTCGCTGAACTACGCCAAGTCCATCGAGGCGTTGCTCGAGATGGGCCCGGACACAGCAGCCGAGATCAACAAGGAGTGGAAAGAGTATCGCAAGAAGGCGAAGGCGATTAACTTCGGATATTTATATGGAATGTGGTGGAAGAAGTTCAAGATATACGCTCGCGACAACTACGGCGTCAGCGTGACTGACGAGCAGGCTCAGGCCAGCCGCGAGGCGTTCTTCAGCAGCTATGCCGACTACACTCAGTGGCACACCAAGCAGCGGAACTTCGCCCGTCGCAACGGCTACGTGAGGTCGCTGTCTGGTCGCAAGCGACGACTGCCTAATGCGCTGCTGATGGAAGACACGCCACAGCGGAGGGAGGCTGAGCGGCAGGCCATCAACTCGCCGGTGCAGTCGTTCGCCAACGAGATCAACCTAATGTCTGCGCTTCAGTTGCGCGAGGAGTACGGGCCTGATAAAGTGAGGATCGTGGGAACAGTCCATGACGCCATCCTAGCCATGGTCAAGACCGAACTGGTTCCTGAGGTGATGGGGCGGCTGCTGACGATCATGACCAGGCCGAGACTGTTCGATGAGTTTGACATCAAGCTGAAGGTGCCCGTGCTGGCTGACGGCAAGGTCGGCCCCTGGGGTGCTGGGGTATCACTCGAGAAATGGGAGAAGCAGAATGCTGTTCAGAGTGGGTGACCGAGTGGTCAAGGTGACCGGCGACTATCGCATCGCTGGCACGGTCGTCTCCAGGTTCAACCTCTACGAAGGATTGCCGCACGAGCCAGCAGGACGGTACGTCGTCCGGCACGAGGCTGACGGTGGCGGTTACTTCCTGCACATCTACTCAGAGAAGAACCTGGCTCATGCAGACGAGCCGACGATCTACGCTGACGCTGTGATGACCGAAGGCCAGTTCTTGCCGGGGGCACTGGATGAAACTTGACCTCACCATCGCCGAGGCAGAAGCACTGCTGATGGCGCTAACCAACGTCGAAGCAACCGCTGAAGCCCTTTCAGGAGTGTTCCATGGCTCGGACCGCGAAGCCTTCCTCCTCAGATCCCGACACCTCGGAAACGTCTACCGAAGGGTCGAACTTCTTCTACGTCAGTCAAAGCAAAATTAAGCTGTGGCGGAAGTGTCGATACGCCTACCACCTGCGATACGTCGAGAAGCTACGCCGCAAGGAAGTCAGTCGCCCGTTGACGTTCGGCAAGATCGTCCATGAAGCGCTGGACAAATTCGCCAACGCCGAGGACTGGCAGGAGGCACTGGACGTTGACGCTGACGAGGAAGTCCGCGACACCGCTCGTATCATCATGACTGAGTACTTCCTGCACTGGCCGGAAGACTCGCTGACGTACATCCGCCGCAAGGGTCGCGCTGCGGAGCACGAGTTCAACGTCGAGATCAGTGACGGCATCATCGCCAAGGGGCGCATCGATGCCTTCGGCAAGGCCAAGAACATGCGGTGGCTTGTCGAGCACAAGACGTTCAGCAAGATGATGACTGACGACCACAGGTGGAGGAACCTGCAGTCAGCCGTCTATATTCGCGTCGTCGACATGATGGGCTGGCCCGCCGTAGAGGGCACCCTGTGGGACAACATTCGCTCCAAGACGCCCATGCGTCCTGAGGTGTTGAAGTCCGGCAAGCTCAGCCAGCGTCAGCTCGACACGTTGCCCACAGCAGTGCTGGAGACTCTGGCCGAGCTGGGGCTGGATCCTCGGGATTACGAGCACTTGATGGAGGGTGCGGTAAGGAACCGGAGCGAGTACTTCAAGAGGATTTTTAACCCGACAAAGTCGAGTGTGGTTGATATACTCTTCGCTGACTTTGTGGAGACCGCTCGTGACGTTGCGGATAATCACGGCAAGACGAAAGTCAAGAGTATCGACAACCACTGCGAGTGGTGCGAGTTCGAGAGCATCTGTAGGGCCGAGCTCCAGGGGTCAGACGTCGACTACGTGAAGGAGCGAGAATACTATGACTCAGAAGACACCTGAGCTTAAGACGACACCGGTCGCTGACATCAAGCGGTACCGGAGCTTCGTGCTGTATGGCCGGAGCGGCACTGGCAAGACGACGCTGGCCTCCTCGTTTCCCGGCCCCATCCTATACTTGGACGTCCGGGACGAGGGCACCGACAGCATCTCTGACGTGGAGGATGTCTTCGTCAAGGAGATCGAGTCCTTCGAGGACTTCGAGGACGTCTACTGGTGGCTGAAGGAGAACCCCAAGAAGTACAAGACAGTGGTGATTGACACCGTCAGCCAGCTGCAGCAGATCGTCGTCGAGGAAGTGTCTGCCAAGAAGAAGAAGCCCGGCAAGCGCGCCGGTGACTGGGGCAGCATGACGAAGCAGGACTGGGGCAACGTCGCCGGGCGGCTGAAGGAGTGGCTCGTCAACTACCGGGACCTGTCGAAGCTCGGCATCAACGTCGTCTTCATCGCCCAGGATCGGACGTTCAACCTGGACGAGGACGCTGACGACGAGCAGACGCTGTCGCCAGAGGTGGGCCCCGCGCTGTCGCCCAGCGTCGTGAGAACGCTGAACGCTGCCGTCTCAGTGATCGGCAACACGTTCATCCGTAACCGTCAGATCAAGAAGGAGGTAAACGGCAAGAAAAAAGTTGTCGAGAGGATCGAATATTGCTTGCGTATCGGTCCAAATCCAGTGTATGTCACGAAGGTCCGGAAGCCGAAAGGTACCCAGGCCCCGGACGTGATTGTGGATCCGACCTACGAGGATATCCTCGAGGTCATCTCCGGAGATGAATGATGGCCAGAAGCAGTCGCCGCAGCCAGTCCTCGAGCCTTCGAGTGAACCTCTCGGAAGTCGAGGAGCGCGTAAGAGTACCCGAAGGGAACCATCCCGTTCGGGTCCTGGAAGTGACGGAAGAGAAGTCCAACAACGGCCCCTACCTCAAGTGGAAGTTCGTCGTCACTGGCGGCGAAGCCGAAGGGGGCATCCTCTACTTCAACACCAGCCTGCTGCCACAGTCCCTGTGGGTCCTCAAGGGCCTCCTGAGGGCCTGCGGGTATCCTATCCCCGACGACGAGTGGGACCTGCCGCTCGACGAGTTCGTCGATCTGGAGTGCATGGTCCAGGTTGACATCGTGCCGTGGGAGGACAAGAAGCAGTCGAAGGTCGTCGACTACGGGCCGCTCGAGAAGTCGAGGAAGAAGTCGAAGAAGCGGGACGACGACGAGGAGGAGGACGAGAAGCCGGCCAAGGGAAAGTCCCGCAAGGCGAAGGAGGAAGAGGAGGAAGAAGAGGCTCCTTCTCGGTCGTCGCGTGGCTCCAAGAAGTCGAAGAAGAAGTCGGCAACGCCTCAGGACGAGATCGACGGGATGGACGAGGATGAGCTCGCCGACTTCGTCGAGGAGCACGAGCTCGATGTCGACCTCGACGACTACAAGACGTTGCGTAAGAAGCGCGCAGCGGTGATCGACGCCGGCGTAGAGGCAGGCGTCGTCGAGGAGTGATCCTCAGGCAAGCCACTCTTAAGCCCGGGTGATGAGCCCGGGCTTTTGAGTATCAGCAGTCGATGACGGAGATCAGGTCGTCGGGCGACTTCGAAGAAGCGACGATCTTGGCAAGATGCTCCATCGTGTCGCCGTAGGTGCGGCCCTTGCCCAGCTTCGTCCAGCCGTTGAAGATGCGCTCGACCTGGGCCTTCGTGAGGCCATCGCAGCTGATCTTCTTGCCGCGGGCGGACTGCGTCATGTTGAGGCGGGCGCCGTTGTCATAGGTCGCGCGGATGGTGATGTAGTCGTAGCGAACGGTGGTCGAGACCTTGGTCATTTGAGTCATTCCCCATCGCTTCATTGCGATGAATACAGGATAAGCGATATCCAATGGACCGTCAATAGGAAACTTAGGGCATGGCGAAAAAACCTGAGAGCCGCCTTCAGCGAAGGATACGCGACAGGCTTGAGCGAGAAGTAGGCGGCTGGTGGTTCAAGGTTCACGGCAGCATGTTCCAGGTCGCTGGCGTTCCGGACCTCGTGGGCTGCGTCAATGGCATGTTCTTTGCGTTGGAGGTGAAGACGCCCGATGGCGAAACGAGCAAGATCCAGGACGAGACGATCCTCACAATCAAGCGTGAAGGTGGCGGAGCCACTGTCGTCGTCACTCCACAGGAAGCTGTGGAGTTCGTCGAAGAACACCTTCGAAAAGCTGGACGGCTACCAGAAGGAGGCAGTCGAGTTCGTCCTCCGCGTGAAGACCGCCGCTCTGGTCTTCGAACAAGGAACAGGAAAGACGTGGATCGCGACTGGCGTAATCGAAGCTCTCGCTGACAATCGCTTCTCTGGCCTGCTCGTCGTCCCGCTCAACAACCTGGAGACCACGTGGCTGGCCACGCTCAGCGCTCAGGTGCCACAGGTGAAGCTGTGCCGGTCGCTTGATGAGCTCAAGAAGGCTCCTTGCCCGCGCCTGCTGATCGTGCACTACGAAGCCTTGCCGAAGATCGTCGACAAGGTCCGCAAGCTCGAGTGGGACCTAATCGCCTACGATGAGTCTCAGCGACTGAGGCAGCGATCCTCGCTGACGTCACGCACTGCATCCAAGCTCAAGCACTGTGGCAGCCACAGGATAATCTTGACCGGCACTCCGCTCGACAAGGCGCCACAGGAGTTCTGGGCCCAGTTCCGCTTCCTCAACGTCAGTGTGTTCGGTGATCGGTGGAAGGACTTCGAGGACTACTACATAGAGCCACTGAACTTCGACCTGTCGAAGTATCGACCGGGATCGATGGCCTGGCGTCGCCTGATGAAGCAGAAGCAGATCGCCGAGCGTCGGCGTCGGTTCGACCAGCGAAAGCTGCCAGAGTTCCTCGAGGAGGTGTCGCCCTACTGCATGAGCGTGAAGGCTCGCGACGTGCTCGACCTGCCAGGCCTCATGATACACGAGTCTCCCGTGCGCCTGCGAGGCGTACAGCGCCAGATTTACGAGGAGCTAGAGAACGACCTGGTCACCTACCTCAGCGCCTCATCGTCAATCACAGCGCCCCTGCGAGTGACGCAGATCGTGAAGCTACGCCAGGTCTGTGGCGGCTTCGTGCTCGATGACGCCGGCGACCCCGTCACTGTAGGGCTGGCCAAGTTGCGGCGTGTCAGCTCGCTGATCAAACGAGTCGAGCTGCCGGTCGTGATCTTCTGCTGCTACACTGAGGAAGTCCTTGCCATAAGCGAGGAGCTCGTCGGCCTGAGGGTCGAGACACTTACGGGGCGAACGAAGAAGCAGGATCGACCGGAGCTCATTCGTCGATTTCAGGGTGGCGAGATTGACGTACTCGTCTGCCAGATCAAGACCGGCGGTGTCGGCATCGATCTGTACCGCGCCAGCGTCGCCATCATCTACTCGCTGCCCTACAGCTATATCGACTATGCTCAGGCAATCAAACGCATCCACAGGAGGGGCCAAGAGAAAGATTGCGACGTCTTTCTGCTATACGCCGAAGGAACAGTTGACGAGGACTGCCTTTTGGCTATAAAACGTAAGGGCAAGGTAACCGACATGGTGCTGGATCGTCTGAGGAGACATCGAAATGGCAAAGGAAAAGGCCGAGGCGGCCAAGAGTGACTCGAAGTACGGCATCGCCGATCTGGTCGAGGCCACCGGTCTGGTGGCGGAGACTGTCCGGCTCAAGCTCAGGAAGCTGGGCGTCAAGAAGTCCGGGAAGTCCTACGGCTGGAACACGAAGGACGAGCTCAAGTCCGTCGTCGATCAGCTGAAGACCGAGGCGAAGGCCGAGGCCAAGCCGGCTCCCAAGGCCGAGAAGGCCAAGCCGGCGGCGAAGGCGAAGGCGGCTCCCAAGGCCGCTGCTCCGAAGAAGAAGGCTGCGTGATCCCAACCGGGAGTCGCCGCCACGCCCGTCCTCATTCGTGAGGGCGGGCTTTTTAATGGAGGCTGACATGGAATGGTTTATTTTCTTTGTGCTCTTGATCGGCGTAGCCGTAGCGATCATCGCGCTTCGAGGTGATTAACCTATCCTTAACCGATCAGTGCTACACTGATCCGGTGAAAGGAGAAAGCCATGCTTGATCGCTTCCTGTTCTGGATCGAAGACAACGTCGAGCCCGTCAGCGCGGCCTGCTGCCTCGTCAGCATCGCCTGCTGCCTCGTGATCCTCTTCTCATGGGTGGAAATGAAATGGTGATCAACCTGTGGCAGCTCATCGCTGCGATACTCTCACCGCTGCTCGTGTTCGCCACCATCGCTTCGGTGGCGAGCTTCGTCGAGGCCAAGGACGACCTCACGGCGAGAGCCAAGGCGGCTCTAGCTGCCTGCGTCCTCATCCCGCTGACCACCGCTGTCGTCTCCTTCGCTTTCGGGCTGATCGAGGTGACGCTATGATGATACGTCGGATAAGCGGGTGCACCCGAGTTGTGGGGAAAAGCCAGGGCTACCTCGGGCTGCCCGTGAGAGACATCACGATAAACGACGCGGTGTCGGGGCCCGGTACGCCGGCGATGCAGACTGCCTGGGAGCCTACGCCGGGAGAGCTGAAGCTGATCGTCAATGGCTCATCGATCATACTGACGGTGCTGGGCACCAGTCATCCTCCCGTCATGCTCACTGTGGACGGCTTATCCACAGAGGAGGCTGTGACCGCGAGGAGAGTGATAGAGGCGATGAGGAACTTCGTTCAGGCGATGACGAAGCAGCTCCCTGAGGAGCACGCCAAGCTCGCCAACGATCTGGTCATGGTGGCGAACCGGTACCTGTCCGCCTAAAGAAAAAGGCCGCACGATGGCGGCCTTAGGTTACTTCGCACACTCGGGAAGAGGCTCGCCGGGCACGATTAGACAGATCGTCAACGTGTCCGGCGTTTCCGTTGGCAGCAGCCCATCGCACAGCGGCGCGTTGATCGACCGGTAGCGATAGACCCCCGGCTTCGGCAACTCCCCGGTCACCGTGTTAGCCAGCGGCGCCGGTACTTCGAAATCCACAGAGTAGCCGTCCGGGTCGAGCGGCGTGTAGCCGCCAGTGATCGGCGGGAACCTTGTCCAGGGCCTGCCGTCTGAAGTCATCCAGAACGATGCGATGATGCTCGGGCACAGATGAAGCCGTCTGGCCTGCATCTCGATCACCACAGACTCGCCAGGGCTAACCTGTGGGTTCTTGACGTAGGCGTAGTCAATCGTGAAGGCTGGGACTCCCGAACTGGGGCTCAACGCTTCCTTGACTGCCCACCAGGTCGTGAAGCCTGCCGCTGACACGAACAGCACGGCGATCCACGCCACTATTGCCCCTATCAGACCAGGTCTTTTTATCACGGGGCACCTCTCAAGGCGAAGTAGGTAATCACGACGCTGGCCGCGGCAACGCCAGCATTGGTCACGAGGCTCTTGAAGAATGTCCTCCAAGTAGCATCAGCAGATGAAGCGAGAGCGAGAGCCCTCTGCAGTGACTTGACCTCGTTACGGTTGTTGAGGTCTATGCCTAGGACCAAGAAGGTCTCGTGTACGGCTTCCTGAGCAGCCTCTCTCGCAATGTGCTTCACCGTCTCTCTCGTCAAGTTCTCTGGGTCGCCCATGGCAGCTTCCATAAGGATTTCGGTTGCAGGGCTTGCCCGACACTGCCCTGTGGGCTCTAATCTATTTCTATCGCCCTGCACTGGTCTCTCAAGAGACCGTAGTCACGGATGAAAGTCGGCCAGATCTTGCCGACTGCTTCCTCCATTTCCCTTGCAAGGCGAGCCTGCTGCCCCGCTGGATACGTGACCAGCTCCGGGCACATGAGCCGGCTAGAAGGAGCCGTCGCGCAGCCGGTCAGCAGTAGTCCGGCGAGTGCGATGCTCAGAGGTAACCTCGGCGACACGCTCATGCGCTGCAGCCTCCTCCTTGAGGATGGCTTCCCTTGCCTCGCTGGCTGCCTGCAGGCGAGCTCGGCGGACAAGGAAGGTGATGAGGCCAGCGACGAGCAGAAGCCCGCCGCCGGCCAGACTGAGGGCGAAGCCACTCATTCCCGAGGCTTGTTCGCAGGAGCCGCCCAGGTGAACAGGGCAGCGAGCAGCGGGACGAGAGCGGCCTGCATCTCCACAGTGAGATACTGCCCGATGGGAGGCCACCAGATGGCGATCATCGCGACGACGCCGCCAATGAACGCGGCGATGGCCTTGTTGTAAGCTTGCATGAGTCACCTCTCATCGATGGAAATTGAGCCCGACGCTTCCAGGTAGATGCGGCGGACATTCGACGGAACGCCAGTGCGATACTGGCGACGGACAGCGATGCACCGAGACTTCAAGATCCTCGTGATGCAGACCATGTCCTGCTGGTTGCCGCCCAGGACGTGGTAGCAGGAGCTGTCCTCTCCTACGTACAGTCCGACGTGTCCTCCTCCGCCACGGCGGGCGAAGACGAGCACGTCGCCAAGCATAGCGAGCGGGGTGGCGTTACCCCAGTTGGCCCAAGCACGAGCCCACAGAGGAGTGGCCGGAACGTCCTTCCCCGCTCGCTTGGCCACGACCGCCATGAAGAGACCACACCATGGAGTGAGATCGTCTCGGTAGGTCCGGTCGAGGCCTGTCTCCTTAGCCCACCCGATGATCGCCGGATTGTCCGAGTCACCGGGATGCTCCTTGACACCGTACTCCTTCAACGCCTCGATCAACATACGAGGCGCCGGCTCTGCACTGAGCCACTGATACTCTCGAGGAAGTTGCACAATGATCCTCCTAAGCTGAGGCTACCCAATAGAGAGGCGACGGCACGACAAGCCCAGAAGCACGAGCCTTGCCGTCGACAACTGAAGCAGCCACAGAGGCAGCCACAGCATCGGCGTAGACAGCGGCCACGCCTTCAACTGTGGCTCCACCCGTCGCGACAGCGATTGATGAGAGGGACGCTCGCGCCACGCCGGAAACGGTGGCAACGCCCTGCACCGATCCCTGCGCCGACGCAAGCGCCCCTCCCGACCCGAGCACGGTCGCCGCTCCGGTGCTCGAGCCAACGCTATCTGCAGACTCCTCAATGCTCGACTGGGCGTCGACCGTAGCCGAGCCCGACGCCGAGGCGGTCGAACGTGCCTCAGCGGCGAGCGACCCCGCAACTGTGGCCTCACTGTCAGAACTACCTACGGCGCTTACACTTGCGGCCGCAAGTCCCGTGACAGTCGACGATCCTGCAGCGCTCGCGGCTGTCGAAGCGCTCGCAGCAGCGACGCCAGACACGCTTGCCTGGCCTGAAGACGACGCCACAGAGCCGGAGGCGGTAAGCATCTGAGTCGTACTACCGCCAGAGGCCGTCCCAGAGCTCGACGCATAGGCTGCTGCAGCGCCACTCGTACTTGCGGCACTGTCAGAACTGCCGATGGCGCTAGCCTGTGCGCCGCCGACACCGCTGACACTTGCGGCAGCATCGGAGGAGGCCACAGAGGAGCCGTAGTCTGGAGTCGGCGCGTTCGTCTTGTACGGGTGTCCGCTGTCGAGACGATCCGTGATGCCCCAGCGGTGGGCCAGGTACCCTTCAAAGTACTGACGGTTCTCCGTCGACAGAGTGCCGGAGGTGTAGATGAACTCCTTACCCGTTCCCTTGAAGTACCAGTCTGCGAACGCTTCGCGGGCGAAGATGTGAAGCCCGTTTGTCTCCTGCTGCGTGTTGATCGACACCGAATAGGTGTTCGGCCCGGCGCCGTTTAGCGCAAACTCCATGCCCGCCGAGTTGAAGTAGGCGACGCCAATGTTCTGCGTCTCGTACTGGTTCGGCGTGAAGCTCGCGGTCGACCGATCCACGAACCCCGGCTCGGTCGTCTTGGCGCGCCAGAAGCCGCTCGCGGTGGTCAGCGAGCGGGGGTAGTAGTTGCCGGTATAGGCGCCGTAGCCGGTCAGCGAGATCGCCGACGCGACCTTGTCGCCCATGTACGCAGCGACGATGATCGCGCCCGCTGTCGTCCCGGACGGGAGGCCCGCCGGGTTCGCCACTGTCAGGCGGTCGTTACTGCCGTCAGCGGTGATGCCAGGCAGAGAGTTGTGCGCGGTCGCCGAGTAGATCGGCTGGCGCGTTCCGTCCGCCTGAGCAGCACTCTTGCTGCCGACACGAGACGCCCATGCCGACACCGCGCCACTGCTTTCGGTGACTGTGTCGGGCGAGAAGGCGTCAAACCAGAGAGCGATGGATCCTTCCGTGTAGTCAGTCGGAACCCACTGCTCGATGACGTTTGAGGCAGCGTCCGTCGACCCATCATCGTTGGTGGCCGTAACGACGCACCGGACTGGCACTCCTTCGTCTTCAAGCGCGACGACGTAGGTGGAAGACGTCTCGCCGGAGATGTCTGCCCACGATCCCGTGTTGCGCTGCCACTGGTAAGTGTAACCGGTCGGCGACCCTGTCCACGTGCCATCCGTCGTCGTGAGCGTCTGGCCGACGTAGCCGACACCAGTGACCACAGGGGCTACGGTGTTCTGAGGAGCGACTTCCGGAGTCACGCCGCTGACGGTTGCAACGCCCGCAGACGTTCCCGCAGCGTCAGCGTTCGCTGCACTGTCGCCATCCACTGCAGCAGCCGCAGTCGAAGTCCCGACGGCGGCAACGCTCGAAGCAGCCACAACCGCCACAGTGGTGGAGGCCGCGGAAGTTCCTACAGCGCTAGCAGCAGCGGCAGCCAGGCCAGTGACGCTAGACGCGCCAGCTGACGTGCCAGCAGCCCCAGCCCGTGCGGCAGCGGCTCCTGTGGCAGTCGCAACGCCGGCAGAGGTGGCCTGCGCCGAGGCACGAGCTGCACCGACACCGGAGGTGGTTGCCTGACCGGAGGAACTGCCAGCGCTACGAACGTCAGCTCTCGCTTGAGCCGACGAACTCGATGAGCCAGCAGCTGTTCCTGTGGCATCGGCTTCGGCAGACTGGCTGCCAACGCCCGAGACTGTAGCCGAGCCCGCAGACGTGCCGACTGCACTTGCCGAAGCTGCTCCCGCTCCCGTCGTCGCGGCAACACCGCTCGACGATCCAGCGGATGCCGCCTGAGCCGCACCGACACCCGAGACCGCAGCAACGCCAGAGACATTGCCGACACCTCCCGCGTAGGACGCACCGATACCAGACACAGAAGCTGAGCCGGAGGACGAGGCCACAGACCCAGAGACGACCTCCTTGAGGACGACGAGGAAAAGCAAGTTCTCGTCGTCGGTGTCGCCTGTGTAGGTGTAGGACGTCGAGACCGCCGTGCCGCTGCTCTCGATCTCCTTCCAGCCGACCGCGACCGCCGGCGAGCCGACGTCGGACGCCCCCCAATACTGGCGGGTCTTCGGACCGGGTGCGGCGATGAAGCCGTCCGACCACGTCTCCAGCGTGCCGCTGTCGCACGACGCATAGCTGTCGTTGGCCCAGAAGCCGATGGCGAGGCCGCCTGCCGCCGTGGTGTTGGCCGTCGTCGCCGTGCCGGACGTCTTCGATGCGGTCGACAGGTAAGTCGTGCTCGTCGCCGAGACGTCGATCTCGACCTCGCCCTCGATCTCGACCACGAACAAGGAGAAGCCCGACGAGGCGGACGAGGTGTAGGTGACCTCGATCTCGGTCTCGGTGCCGTCCGACACCTTGCGGAACAGGGCGGCGGAGACGGCCGAACCGCTCCGCTCCTGCATTTCGCGGGTCCAGCCCGTCGCCGTGACGTCGGACGTCGCGTCCTTGTCGATGGCGACGAAGGCGAACAACGTGTTCCCGCTCGTCGGCGTGAACGGCAGCGTGGCCGCGTTGGTGTCGCCGGTGCCCGGGTAGACGCCGCCGCCGCCGGTCTGAACGACCTTCAGCGTGGTCGCCTGCACCTGCCGCCAGCGGGTCGCCACCCATGCCGGCCTGATCGTGACGCCATTGGTGACGGTGATGTTGCCGGTCGAGCCGGCGGACGACTTGACCGCGACGCCGATGGACCCGCTGATGTCCGAGCCGGACGTCGATCCGTTGGACTGGTGCCGCTGCCACGCCGTCGTCGGGTCGAACAGGCCGATCTGGCTGGATCCGCCCGAGCCGGACGCCGTGGTCGGATCGGTCGCGGCGTCCCAATTCGTCCACGAGGTGTTCCGGCCGGATGACGCAAACATGACGATCAACTCGTCGTCTTCGGTCGTCGTCAGGCTGGTAAGAGTGCTCGTCGTCGCTCCGGTGGCGTTCGTCCCGCTGGACGACGCGACCAGTTCGATCTCGTAGCCCATCGCCGGTGCGACAGCGAAGGCGCCGCGAAGCTGGACGGCCGACCCGCCGCGCGACCACGTCAGGTCCTTCGTATCGTCGAAAGTCGTGTACCAGACGAAGTCCTGCGAGATCGCCGCGTCGGACCCGCTGGTGCTGTTCGAGGTATCCGGGGAGGACGTGATGAACGTCCAGTCGCCGCTGGTGACTGGCGCAGGCGTCCGCGCATCGCGCGTCGCGACGCGGGCGATGAAGGTATCACCCGGCCGGATCGTCGACGCGGGGACGAAGTCGAAATCCGCCGTACCGGAGGATATTACGCCGCTGTCACCGCCCTTGATGTACCAACGAGTCATGACGTTGCTCCAAAGGGTTGCCGGGCTTCTTCGGCCCTACTGGCCCGGCGCAGTAGCCCCGTGGGGCAGTTCGGGGTATTGGCCGAAGCTCATCAGTCCTCGGTGATCGTGCTCGTGGTCAGGATCCGAGGCGTCACGCCGTCGGCGACCGCGATGGTCGGCGACAGCGACCCCTTGTAGAGCAGCTTGCCAGTGCCGCTCGCCGCAGTGCCGATGCCGAAGTGCGTCAGGGTCGCTGCATCTCCCGTGGTCCCAGCAGCGAACACGATGTCCGCAGCAGGAGAGACGGAGTTGTTGGTGACCGTCCAGCCCGACCCGCTGCGAGCGACAGCGACACGAGCGTAGTTGGTATAGTCACCGGTCGAGACCTCGTTGGTCTCCTGGTTGCCCGTCTCGTCGGGGTTCGCCGTATGCAGCGAGACGTAGAGGTTGGTCAGCGGCGACGACGCTGCATTGTCGGCGATGTTGGCAATCGCCGTGGCATTGAAGATCAGCTTGAGCAGGTCGTTCTCGAAGGTATTGCCCTTGGACATGAAAGTCTCCTTACCGGAAGTCAGCGGCAGCCAGAGCGCCGAGGATGTTGTCACCGCCGTCGATTGTGTCGAAGACGAAGCAGTCGATAGCGCCAACGTCCGAAGTCAAGTTCGGAACGCCGCCGCTAGGCCACAGGACAGATGAGGGCCAGTTGATCGTGTAGTTTCCTGAGCCTCCCTGCTTGATGTAGGCCACCAGCCTCTGGCAGAAGCCGTCAGCCGGGATACCCGAGAACGTGACCGAGGTAACGTTCTCCGTTAGCGTGATGAGGACCGTGGAGCCCTCGTCGAAAGGAATGTCGAGCACGCCCGCTGAGGAACTGATCGGCGTGAGAGCGTACTTAGGAACTGTGGGAGCAGGACCCATAGGCCCTGCAGCCACGACTCTCACAACGTCAGGCCCCGGCGTCACAGTCACCCGAACTACTGTGGGACTGGTCATCGGCCTTCCCTCACGTCGACCTTGCCAATGACTAGCGTCTCACGCTTGCCGTCGATCTCTCGGTCTAGCTCGTAGCTGGCCAATGCTCCCACAGGGAACAGTGCGACTGTGGCTCTCGGCACCCATCCTTCGACCGTGCCAGCAGCCGCGTTGATCGTCAGATCAGCGTGGTTGAGCACGAAGTCGTCCATCGATGAGTGATAGACTCGGAACGTCATGGTCGACCCTGTGAGGTTGAACGCAGTCTCGTCCGAGTTCTTGCACTCAAAGCGGAAGTACAGATCATCTCCCCGTCGAGCAGGGAGATCACTTTCGGCCATCTACATCTCCTTCTAGCAGCTCAAGGGCGGGGCCGGCCAGAGCAACGTGGAACGCCTTGGCGATCCGCTTACGGATCTTGACCACGTCCTCTAGTGAAAGCTCTACGGGCTTGTCAGCACCGACGAATAGCTTGGCGAAGCGGTAGGCCTCGAGCTTCTCGTCGATAGCAGTCATCGCTTCGTCTCCCTTGAGCGGCGTCAAGAAAGCCGTAGCGATGAGTTCTCCCAGAGTCCAACCGGTCTCGTCGGGCTTCAGGATCGGGTTGCCATAGAGATCCTTGATCGGGGCGTTGCTGTCGATCTTCATATTACACTCTCTCTTCCAACGCGCTTACGCGCTCCTCAAGCCCTGCGATCATGAACAGGGCAAGCTGGTCAGACCTGAGGCTCTGGCGCTCGGTGCCATCCTCGGCTCTGTCCATGCACCACAGGCCATACCTCGACGGATCGAGTCCATTTGAAGTGAAGGCATGAGCCACAGCCTGGGCCGTGGGGCCGACGTGGATACGTGCAGTGGCGCCCTTCTCCTCAAGAGCGGCCAGCCACTGGTACTTGCCGATGCTGCGAGAGACCAGGCGGGACACCTCGAACTCGGCATCGGTCAGGTAGCCGAGCAAGTGCTTCTCGCGTGCGTCCGAGGTGTTGATCGATCCAGTTCCGGCGTAGACCACAGACCACCTGAAGGAAGCTCCGCCCAGCGGCTGCGAGTTGTCAGCTCCCGGATGGACCGCTCCGTCCTGACGAATATACAGACGAAGCGACAACGACCCGGAAGTGTTCATCGTGTAGAAGACAAACCGTGACGGCACTATGCCGGTCGAGACGCTGCCGTCCGCTTCCACGAGTAGCTGAGCACCCCACACAAAGTCGGAGCCATCGTCACCGGCGAAGCCGATAGAGCCGAGGTTGTCGCCGCTGCCCACCGCTGTCCTGGTCCCGACGGTGCCGGACATGCTCTTGGCGAACACTATGCGCGGGTCTGACCCGGACACAGCGGCCCAGTTAGTAAGCATCATGCCCGACGTAGCAGATGAGTTGCCGTGGATCTGAAACTCGTAGTGCGTAGACGATGAGCTGACGCTGTCGGTGTGGTTGATGATCAGGCGGCCGTTTTCCTCGAGGCGCATCGCCTCGCTGCCACCAGCGTGGAACGCAAGCTCGTTCGCTGCGGGGTTCGACAGACCAGTGTCGGTGTCCCCTTCGAGCGACAGGAAGCCGGTCGACGAAATACGCATGACTTCCACAGCTGTGCCAGAGCCGTTCGGCGCAGCCTTGAAGACGATACGAGCCGGCGTGTCGTTCGAGCCCCAGACCTCGTCGGCCTCGGCAACGATCTCGGCTGCCGCGCGGAACACGGAACCATCGTCGCCAAGGAACAGGACAGAGCCGATCTGATCGTTGAGCGACAGCGTGCCACGGGTGCCAACCGAGGTGCCGCGAGACTTGCCCAGGCGCAGGTAGGCCGGGCTGGTGTTCGCCGACCACCGCTGAGCCCAGAAGCCGTTGGCGTTCGAGTCCAGCGACTGGACCTGGTTCATCGGCGTGAGCGACGAGTCCGCCACCTGGGCCACAGTATGCCCGTGGCAGACGACGCCGTCCGCATTGAACAGCCAGGGCGTCGTATCGGTCGACGCTACGTCTTCGAACAGGACGACGTTGCCAGGCCCCGTCTGCACGACGCGAAGAGCGTTCGTGGCATTGTTGGCGATAGACCTCATCTCGCCGACAACGTCGAAGGTGAACGCTGGCGAGGCCGTGTTGATGCCCACTCGGTTGTTGGCCGAGTCGACGTAGAGCAGCGAGGTGTCGACGATCAGGTTACCAGACAGAGTCACCGTGCTCGCCACAGTCATGGTCGAGCTGAAGGCAGCGGCGCCGACGACATCGAGAGTCACGGTCGGCGATGCGGTGCCAATGCCAACTCGGTTCGTCGAGGCGTTGACGAAGAGCGTCGTCGTGTCAACGGTCAGGTTACCCGTCAACGTGACTGCCGTGAACGTCGGCGAGCTTCCCGTGCCCAGCCCCAGCGCCGTACGAGCGGCATTGGTGTCAGCCGCATTGAGGAACGTCTTGACGTCCGCAATGAACTGGGAACCGTCTGCCATCGTGTTCAGGATGTCTCGGAGGTCGGACATCAAGAACGAGTACAGGCCTGAGCCAGGATCCCCGAGCGTATTGTAGTCTCGGAGGTCGTTGTTGATTGTGTCCTGTAGCGCGGTCATCGCGGCATCCTAACCGGGTTGTTGCGGGCAGGCTTCCGTGCTGACTCCACACCGGAGTAGTTGACGGAGGCGACGAAGTAGTAGTAGGTGTTCCTCGGCTTTGCCTTGTTGTCGGTGATCGTGAACCGCGTCCCTTCAGCCCCAGTCTGAGTAGCGACAAGCACGCCTGCCCTCGAGTTGTTCGTCTTGCTCTGATAGAGCCTGAAGGCGTAGAAGCGATCCGGATCGTCCGGCGCTGTGGCCGTTACTTCCACAGAGTTCTCGGAGGCTATCACGGCCCTGATGTTCGTCGGGATCCTCGGCGGCGTCGGATCGCCAATGGCGGCGAAGTCCTCGATCACTTCCCACTCACCCGGCGAACCGTCACCAGCACGAAGGCGAACTCTGAAGTCGTACTTGCCGCCGTCGTTCAGGTTGCGGACTTCCACGATGTTGTCATCACGGATGCCGCCAATCGAGTTCCAGATATTCCGATTGGCCCGAGACCACTGGAACTCGAAGTTGACGTTGTCGCCCTTCTCCTTGTTCGTGTTCCTCTCGGGAACGTCTGCACTCAGCACGACGTTGACTCTGCGGTCGTTGTTCACCTTCTCTACCTCGGTGACCGCGGTAAAGTTGGTGATGCTCGGGACAGCGTCCTCGCCCAGCGAACTGGGGTTGACTGGCTCATCGCCTTCCTCAGTCGCCGGGTCGAAGTCGTACAGTGTCGACTCCACAGAGGCTATCTGCATCTCGACGGTCAGCTCGTCCTCGTTGAAGGCGATGCTGGTCACCTCGAAGATGCCGCCCTCGATCTCCAGATCATCGTAGTCGATGGTGATGAAGCGCTCTGTCCAAGCCTCAAGACCCGTGATGTCCGTGACGATAGTGCCCTGATAGGCGGGGTTCAGCTTCTGGTCGAGGATCTTTGCGATCCGTCGAGCGTGGTTGTGGTTGTCGATAGCGAAGAGGTCCATCGTCGTGTTGCGGACCGCACCACCGGACTTCCTCAACGCCGCCTGATTGATCCACGGGTCTGACGTGACCGGCGTGTAGTTGGCGTTCTTGTTCGTGTAGCGGATCACGATCTCGTTGGCTTCCTGGATCGGAGAGGACGAGTCCGCCAGTTCAGCCATGAGAATGTGAATGTCCTCGATATGGACTGTGGGCTCTTCCCACCTGCCAACCTTGAAGCCAACCTTGCCATTCGAGCGAAGGAACAGTCGACCGTCCATCGCAGCGTTCAGGCGATTGATGACGTCCTTCGGCTTCTCAGTCATCTTCCACGACAGAGAGCCATGATACCTGCGCTCGCTGCCGCCAGACTTGGTCGACACGAGTCCGTCAGCGTAGTTCGCTGCGCGGATGAAGTCGTCCTCGTCGATCAACTCCATCGGGATGGCCAGACCGTCAGGATGCGTCAGGTAGAACAGCATCAGCAGCGGCAAGTTCGAGGTCCACCGGTACGTTCCCGTGCGAGGATCGTACGGCTTCGAGAACCGGCCGAGCACGTTCACAAGCGGGATGCGGTTTGGGTAGACCTTGGGCACTCGTGTCGGACCAACCGCGTCGGCATAAACCATGGCAGTGGCAAGGCCATCACCTCGCCACTTGTAGTTCACGATGCCGTCGAAGGCCTGGACCAGCGAGGTGTACGCGCTGCTGCGAGTCTCCCCAGTCTTCCACTCGAGGCGGACGATGTTGCGCTTATCGTAGGGCTTGCTGGTCAACCAGCCGTCGCTGTTCATGATGACTGAGCGACTGTCGACGAACCACTCCTCGTAAGCATCCACGGGTCCCTGGCCGAAGTAGATGATCATCCACAGGGCATTCTCGAGGGTCTCGAGGAAGATCAATGGTCCGCCTGTGCGAACGCGGCCGGCGTGAACGATACGCTCCGGCGTCGACTGACGGAAGACCTGCTGGATGTCATCGGGCTTCGGCTGCTTGACCATGGCCATCTGAATGAGAGCCAGGCCGACGTTGAGCAGGACGCTGAAGATCATCGAGCCGGTGATGCCGAGCGCTGCGAAGCCCGAGGATATGACGGCGAAGACGGCTCCCAAGAACGGCATCGTTAAATCCTCCAGGCGGCGACCACCTTTACCTTAGTCAGGATCATGACTCCATGGGTGCATTTCATCGCCCATCGTCCCGACGGCGTCCTGATTGCCGAGATGTGCTCGGATGAGCCATCCTCACGATAGACTCGAACCACGCCCACATCTCCGGGTTGAAAGTCGTAGACGCGGGCGAGATTGAGGTCCTTGGCGATACGTCTGAAGAGCCGCAGCAGCCCTCCGTGTTGACGAAGGATCTCCGAGCACTCTTTCTCGGTCTTGTACGTTCCACGAAATGACTCCGCAGGATCGTAGTTGCGACCCTGGGAGATCATCCAGTCGGCTATCACCAAGGCGCAGTCGGTGTGGCCCCACACAAAAGGCCGTCGAGCGATGTCCTTCAGAAAGCAGGAAACGTGATGAGCTTCGTTTCTATTCCCGCGATCCGTGAACATATAAGGTCTCCCGGTGACCTGCGGCGTTGATCAGTGTCCGTGAGGTATGAGTTCCTGGCACGAGCGCGACCTTCGAACGGCGACTCGGCAGTGAGGATCAGCGACTGCAACTGAGTCTCCTCGTCTGTCTGACGCTTCGAAGCCATCGTCTTCATGAGTCCCCATGTCATGACGATGGGATTGCCGATCAGGTTCCAGTCGTCGTCGAAGAACTGCCACATGACTCGGACAAGACGATTGTAGTACTCGTCCCCAGCGCTGCGAGCGATCCTCATGAACCGACGATCAATCCCTGACAGTTCGAACTTGAGCTCGGGCGCCGTCCCGTTGTGCGACTGACGAATGCCGGTGACCGCGCCCATGCCCATCGTTGGCTCCCAGGTGTTACCCTCGAAGTCAGTGAACTTGGTGTGGCCTGGCCAGTACCGCTGAACGCCTGAGCGGAAGTGGAACTCAGCCATACGGGCCAGGTTGATCTTCTCGCCTCTGAGCAGGCGACGCTGAAGCCTAGAAAACTCCACCGAAGCTCTCCCGCGCGATGATTGACGGCTCGTAGGTTTCCCAAGCCCTCAGCGTCAGCTTGCCGCTGCCGGGCTCAGCGAGCGTCATGGTTGCTCGAGGATCATCGAAGTCCAGCAGCTGCCGGATCGGCGTGTCCGTCCTCATCGGCGGGATAAAGTCGATGTAGCCCTGATCGACATCTCCCACAGCGCTGGACAGATTGTAGCGCTCGACATTGATGATCATGTAGAGACGTTGGCGCATGGTGCCGTCTCGGACTGAGAAGTACTGACCGCGCCTGATGCGACCAGACCGCTGACACTCGATCCAGATCCGCGTCGTCCCAGCGGGTATGGTGTTCCCGTAAGGGCTGCTGCCCGGAGCCGCAATCGGGTAGACCTGAATGATCTGCTTCCTATTGATGTTGCCGCCCACAGTCACGGTGGGCTTGCTGCTCATCCAGTCGAAGCCCGTGGGCCACGGAGCCTGCCGACGGTCGTAGACGGGGATGACGTACTCACGGGCGCCGCCTTCCATCTTAGCGACAGTTGCACGCCACTCGCGAACCTCATCCGCTGTCGCCAGATTATACTTGATCTCGGCCATCCAGTGGGGCGCCGCAGACTGTATTGTCTGACGACGCCCATCTGGCAATGTCGGTCCGACCTTCACCGAGGGCATCGGATGAAACATCACTTCATTCGGCCGAAGTATCGGCGGCATGTCCTCGAAGATAGTGGCCATCTCAGTCGTCCCGCCATTCGTTGCTGCGGCTGCGCTGAAGCTCCTTGATCAGGTCTGCTTGAGCACGGCGGATCTTCTTGTCGATACGATCCACAGTGGAGCCAGAGGCCTCGCCCTGGATCGTGATGTTGGTGTCACCGAACTTGTAGTTGCTGCCTCCACGACCGCCGTGCATCTTGACCGGGATCGAGCGACCGTCCGGCAGGGGCACAGCAGCCTCGGGGCCAGCCTCGCCGAAGACTGCGGGACGATCAGTCACGCCGCCCTTGGCAAACCCACCGCCAGTGATGAGGCTGAGGAAAGCAGAGATGATCCCGCCGAAGCCGCCACCTCCGCCACCTCCGCTGGCCCCTGCAAGCGCGCCGCCGATATCGACGAAGCCCTTGCCCAGCGTCCCGAGTCCTTCCGTGGCGCCTATCGTGGTTTGGCCGAACTTGGCCAACGCCTGCTCAGCGCCAGCCAGTCGTCCGGTCCAGTTGTGCATCCCTTCCGGGTTGCCCCACGAGAAGCCCTGTGGACGTTCGAAGCCACCGAAGGCAGCAGTCGCCTCACGAACGTTCGAAGAGCCCATCAGGGCACTCCACGCTCGGTTCTCGGGACCCTGCAGCTCCTGCCAGGCCAGCTCGTGCTGCTTCATCGGATCGCCGAGGAAGCCACTGATGCCGGCTCTACGGTCGGCATGATGCTGATACAGGCCCCAGGCCTTGCCACCGTCACCGACAGCGGAAGGATTGAAGCCTGACTCTGCACCGATGTTTCCCATGACGCCGGCAATCTGGTGCGGCTTGAGCCCCTTCGACGCCCAGAAATTCCAGGCCATCGACTGAGCATCGGCGCCTCCTGCGAGACGAGCAGCGCCGACCTCGGTGCCCGCGGCTAGACCGTTGACAGCTTCGTCCACAGTCTGGGCTACTGCCCCAGCGCTCGACCCACCGCCACCGGCGAGACGCTTGAACACGCCAGCGAAGGCGCCTTCTCCGATCAGTGCACCCTTGAGGAGCTCAGCGATCAGGCGCATGATAGCCTGCTTCGCCTGATCTCCACCCTGGACGACACCCATCAGAGCCTGCTCGAGAGTCGAGGCCATGAACTTGCCGGCCTCTTCGGCGGACTTCTGGGCATCCTTCAGGTCTTCCGTCTGCTTCTGGATCTCGGCCATGACCTGGGCCTTGTTCCGAAGCTGCTGCTCCTCCTGCGGCGACAGCGCAATGCCACGCTGCTGAGCCTGAAGAAGCAGCTCCTGCTCAAGACGATATCGACGAGCAGCCTCCTCGGTCATGCCCAGTGCTGTGAGCTCGACACGAAGCTGAGCGATACGCTGATCCGTGACCCGCATGAGCTCGGCGTAGGTGTCGACCGCCTTGGTCTCCTTCTTCGGCGTGTCGCCGGTCTTGTCAGGATCGAAGTCCAGAAGGTTCGGCGGCCGCTGCGGCTGAACCTCTGGGCCGATCAACACCGGGCCACGATACTCAGGCCCGACTTCATGGGGGGCTCGAGTAGCGTAGATCGTCTTGGCTACAGTAGCGTAGGCCTCGAGCGCGCGGGCTGCCTTGCCTGCCTCCTCGGTGATCTCGATGAAGTACCGAGCGGCGGCACGCTGGCTCTCTGAAGCCCGATCATCCTGCAGAATAGCCGCCATCTGCTCGCGGAACAGACGAAGGTTCGGCTCTCCGGAAGCAATGCCCGCGTCCAGGTCGTGCATCGCCTGCCTGAAGCGGTTCAGGACATCAATGCTCCCCTCGAAGTCGTCCATGCTGTAGGACGTGAAGCTGCGGCCGGGGAATGCCGACGCAGCGTCCTGTGCGCCTGCTAGGACAGCGGCACGAAGGTCTTCTTGCATCTGCTGTGTAGCAGCCTGAATGACGCTGAGCGACTCGCTGGCGTAATCCTTCGCGCCCTTGGCGGCTTCGCCGTAAGCGTCCTTGATCTGAGAGATCAACTCCTCATGACGCTTCAACGCCTCCTCGACCTGACTACCGCCGCTGTCCCACGTAGACCACAGGTAGCTGACGCCAGCGGCTGCCGCGGCGAGACCTACCACAGTCAGGTTGATCGGGTTCAGCATGGCCACGAAGCCGGCGCCCAGGGCAGCGATGGCGCTACGAATAGACGTGCCGGGCCCGAACATCTGAGCTATCTGGGCGCCCTGCTGACTGATGACGATGAACGGCGACTGGCCTGTAGCGAGCCCCATCGCAATGTCGTTCAGCTGGAACTGCAGGTTGCCCATGTTCTGCATCGTCAGATGCGTGGCGTTCGCTGCACTGCGGCCAAACGTCTGCATCTGGGTGCCAGCGCTCACTGCGCCAGCGGCAGCCTGATCCATCCTCGACTTGAGCGCCGACAGGACTGTGGCAGCGTCCGAGGAAGAGATTGTCCCGGCCTCGATAGCCCGGTTCAGTCGCGCGACCTCAGCCCGGAAGTTCTGGGCGGCCGAGTAGCCATCGATGTACTTCCGACGGAGAGCCTCAGCAGTCTTGGCGGCGTTGGCGAACGACTTGTCCCCGCGGTCGGTGTCCTTGGCGAGCTGATCGCCCGCCTTGCCCACCTTGCGCTGAGCTTCTTCGAGGGCTCTCAGCTTCGCAATAGCCGTCTCAGCACCCGCGACCGAAGCCTCGATGCGCAGAGAGTTGACTGTGGTCGTCATGAGAGCCCTCTCTTTCGGTTCTCTTCTTCGGCTCGTCGTTCTTCGGCAATCTGCTCGTGACGATCCTTGATGAAGGTAGCGTCCAGAGCTCGGATCAGAGTCTCGAACCGTCGAAACGCATCCTGGTCTTCATCGTAGCCGTACACCTGAGCGTAAGATACGATGGAGGAGAACGGGATGGCTAGCGGCACCCCGTTCGTAAAATGTCGATCACCACTCAAGGACCAGAAGGCCTCGAGAATGTGAGTGAGCTCAGGCCTCAGCTCAGGCTGGGTCCTGAGAGGAACCGGTAGCCTGCCGTCCCTCTTTGTCCATTCGTCAAACTCGGCGAGGTCTTCACCGTAGACGATTGCCCAACGAAGGACGGCTATCAGTTTCCCTTGTCTTCCTCAAGCTGCTCCTTCTTGGCATTGCGGACCTGCTGGCTAGCCCAGTAAGCCGCGTTCCACAGATCGATCAGATCCGGGTCCTTGAAGTAAGCGAGCGCCTGCTCTGCTGAGTACGGGATCGGAGTGCCGTCGTCCTCGGTCAGCCCACGCCAATCGAGCATCAGGCACTCGACGAATGCCTCGACCTCAACGTCCATCGTGGTGACTTTGTCCGGCGGCACTCCGTTCGCCTTCGCTTCCGCAGCCTTCTCTCGGATAAGGTCGGCGCGGCGACGCTGGTAGTCGACATTCTCGAGCCCACGGAGACGCATGGCGACTCCGTCAAGCCATGGGATCTCGACCCAGACTCCGCTGCGGATGGCAGCGGAATTGACCTTAAGCTGAGAGAGTTTCACTTCTTGCCTCCGCCGGTCAGCGGAAGACGAGGCCCTGGGCTGTCCACAGGCTCGACGTGGCCTTTCGTGATCAGCAGCTGAGCGTAGTCGTCGTCCAGATCGTTGACGATCTCCCCGGCGTAGAACGAGCGATACTGACCGCCGGGATACGCTTCGAACGAGTGAAGAACCTTCAGCTTCATGCGACTGCCCTCGTGATCTTGATGCTGGTGGCCTCGGTTCCATCGTAGGTGCCGCGGAACGGGATGCGGACCTTGATGTCGTCGTTGAGCGTCTTCCCGATACGCTCGCCGTCGCCGTAGCGAAGACGCGGCAGCAGGATCGTGTACTTCTTGTTGGCCTCGAAGCCAACGGTCACCGACAGGACGCCCAGATCGTGACGGTCGATGATCTCGTAGTGCGACTTGTCCTCGAAGTAGATCGTGATCTCTCCGGTAACGTCGCACTTGCCCACTCGCGGCTGAAGCGAGTACTCATCATCAACCACAGGCCGTTCGGCCAGGTTGTTGTTGACGTTGAGCGAGAAGCTCAGGACCTTCGGAGCAGCGAGCGTGACATCGGTGCCGGAGAAGGTGCCGATGGCGAGCGAGCCAGAGGTGGGGATGATCTTCTCGGAGTTGACCGCGGTGTAGGTCGCGCCGGTGATCAGCGTATGACCGTCACTGTGGTCCTCCTTGCGCCCGAGGAAGCTGAAGGAAGTCATCATCTTCTCGCGGGCCGGAGCCTCGAGAGACCACGTGTCGACCATCATGCCGGGGAAGCGAGCGTAGCGCGGGGCAGCGCTGCCGACCTCGGACGTCTCTTCGATGGTGAACGAGCGAAGAGTCGATCCCACCTTGAGGACGTTGGTGGTCCACGTGCCCATGAGGCACGCCTCGATGAGGTCGTCGAAGCTGCCGTAGCTGAACTCGCCTTCCAGCGTGCCGCCGGCAGAGCGAGACAGGACGATCTCGTCGACCACGTTGCGGTCGTCGCGGATCTCGTCCGAGGTAGCCGTGCCATTGTTGCCGCGGAGCGAGTTGCGGGTCAGACGAAGGTTCTTGAAGGTAGGGGTGGCGGGGGTGGTGCCCCAGGTCGTCTCGGCGATGTAGGCCGTACGCAGACGAGAGCCCTGATTGATGGCCATGGAGAATGCTCCTATTTGACGAAGTAGTAGGTATAGGCGACTTCGACGGTTACATATCTCAAGCCGTTGACCGTCTCGTCTGTCGACACCAAGTCCTCAGTGCAGATGTCGTCGAACCGCTTAGCGCGGAACAAGTCCATCAGATCTTCCTTGATATCGTCGTTGGCCGCACGATCCTTATTGGGTCGAGTGACCAGTGTCAGGACCGCTCGGCCTGTTTCCTCCCAGGCAGCAGGAGTGCCATAGGGCGCCATGCTGGTCTGGGTTTGCGCAGAGGCGTCAAACTCGAGCGTGAGGCGCTCGCTGGAGCCGGGGTTGCCGGCGCCGGCGTCATCTGGGCCTACGACTGGCGTCTGGCTCCAGTTCGTCGCCAGGTAAGCCAGAAAGGCATTCACGACATGCTTGTCTGCCATTACCTGAACCTTATAATGAGTGCGGGGTTACGTCGATCTCGAGCTTGCTGGTGTCGATTTCTCCCAGTTCGTTTACGAGCCCAACGCCCCAAGTGAGTATCGCCTCCTGTGATGTCGGCGAAGGTGAACTTGACCGAGACACCGCCGCCTCTGAACTTCTTCTGAGCGTACTTGGCAGCGTTCTCGAATAGCTTGCCGGGGAACTGGCCCTGGCCGCGTTCGATCTTCCGAGCGTAAGCCGTTGTCGGCGCAATGATGATCTCCTCGGCACCCACAGTCTGGGCTGGGTCCATGACGCGGACGCCGTCGGCGTAGATCCAGATCGTGTCCCGGAAGCGACCCGTCAACACGGGGGCAGTCCGACGGAGGTAGATCATCATCTGCTCAACCAGATCGCTGACCACCTCGTACTCGACGACGACACTGCCGGGCACCTTGAGCCCCTCGAGCGTGTCGCTGATACGACCGTCAACGTAGATCACCTTCTCGGGCACTCGGCCAAGCGCAGTGCGGTTGACGTTGTCGGCCTTGCGGATCTCGGCCTCGGCGAACTTGCGAAACGCCATGGCCTGAGCCTTCGGCGACAACGTCCTATCTATCACGGCCTCGATGGCCTGCCCCAGCGGCTCGACGCGAGTTCTGATAGCCATCAGCCAACTCCTTCGAGCTCGACCTCATAGGCTACGTTGTGAGGCCTTACGTGGACGCCAGTGATCGTCCATTCGCGGCCATCGATGACCAGCACATCCACGTTCGGCCTCAGCGGCAGGAAGCGCTCGGGCACGTCCTCGCCGATCAGCAGAAACCGACGAAGGTAAGCCGACAGCCCTCGAGCCTCTTCGCTCGTGCTCGAGAGCCTGATCTGAACAGCCAGCACGTCAGCGTCGTCGAGCCCCTCGCGGCGCAAGACCACAGTGCTCGCGCCGCGTGCTATCATCATGGATCGGGTAGAGGCAGAGAAGCTCATCGAGACACCAGCCTGTAGGGAGCTATGAGTCGATCAATGGCAACCTCGTTCGCCTTCAGCAGCATCCCGGTGCTGTCCCACTCGTGACTGCCCACACCATCGATGACGACTCGCCTCAGGCCAACGTCGGCCTTCGTGTTCGAGTACATCGTCCCGATAGTCAGGAGCAACGCCTGACGAATGGGCGCAGGAACGTCTGACGCGCTTGGGCCGAAGCCGGCGACGAAGCGAACGCGAACAGCCTCAGGCTTGCCCGACACAAGCGGCCATGTGAACGGCGCAAGTGGAGCGATGTGGTGCGTGCCCGTGTTCAGCTTTCTGAGGGCATAGTCGGACGACGAGACGAGCTGCTCAGCGTCGTTCACGTCATCGTACTTGACCGTGGTAATGGTCAGCGTCGGGAACGGCAGAACCATCGACTTGAAGTCGTCGTAGTGCTGGTCCCAAGTCTGAGAGATCATGCAGCGGCCGAGGACGCCGTTCCATCCATCGAAGTGCTGCACTGCAACGTCGATCAGAGCCTCGAAGAGCTCGTCATCCACAGCTGTGGACACTCGGCAGTGGCGCCTTGCCTCGATCACGGAGACCGGCTTAACGTTCGGCGCAGAGTACCGTGTCGGAGCGTATCCCATTGCCATCTCCTAGAAGAAGGGGCCCGCCATCAGGCGAGCCCCAACGATTGTCACGCCGGCGGGTTGGCGGTCGGCACGACGGCCGGGTAGCCGAGGACGGCCACAGCAGCCAGGAAGATGTTGCCGGAGTCGTTTCCGGTCGGCGTCACGGTCAGGCGCACGTAGCGCTTGTTTCCGCGATAGCCGATCTTCCGCGTCTCGGTGTCGTCGTCGAACTGATAGCCCGCGAGGGCCTCGGTGCCGTTGAGGTCGGCATCGGCGACGGCCGAGAAGTTGGCACCCGACTCATCCGACTCTTCGACGAGAACGGCGAAGGTCGCATTGGCGTCGGTGTTGGTGCCGATGGACAGGGCGAACATGAGAGCATCGTAGCCCTTGCGGTCGACGACGGTTCCCACGATGGCCGTATTGTCGGTTCGAGCAGCCACCGGAGGAATAACGTTCTTCAGGTGGAGGTTGTTGGTGATGTCACGCATCAGTGCGTCTCCTGAGAAGGAAGGTGACCCGGCGCACGAGCGCCGGGCCTATTGATCAGGTGGTGCTGAACTTGAGGAACTTCAGCGCCTCGAAGTCCAGAGCACCGCCGCCGACGCGCCGGGTCGTGTAGAACCCGATGTACGGCTTGTTGGTCAGCGCGTCACGCAGGACACGGATGCCCGTGCGGTCCACGATGGTGTAGGCCTCGGCGAAGTTGCCGAACGCGATGGACAGCGAGTCCGCGCCGACAGTCGGCATGTCCTCGCACTCCATGACGGGGAAGCCGATGAGGTTCCCGGTCTCGAAGG